ATGCCCATTGGCATAGGTGAGTCACCGCAGGCTTCTGTGGCGGGCCTATCTAACTCCTGCATCTTGGCCAATAGTTCTTGAAAGTTCATAGTTAATTTCCTTTGCGTGGATCTGGGTTGCCAGCATTTGACATTGGACTCATAGATCCAGCTTTGTCTGTTTTTTGCTTGGGTATTTTATATTCAGCAGCAAAACCATCTTTGGTTCGCTGCTTGGCTGTTTTGCTTAAATCTTTTAGAAATCCTTTGTTAAAATCATCACCGAAGTAATCCTTGTGTTTGATTTTTCCTGTGGTCTTGTCCATGTCCTGTTCGTCCAACATGGCTTCACCGCTGGGTTCGTTGTCCAACAATACTTGATCTGCTTCTGTAGGCTCGCCACTGTTTCTTACACGGAAACAACTTTCGTCAATGCCCATGGCTTTGACGTGTGTCTCTATTTCCGGTGGCGTAATAGGGTATTCACAGATCACTTCATATATGGTAACCTGCTTGTTTTCCTGTCCCGGAAAATCCAGGGGCAATTTTTGTATAGGTGTGGTTGACAGTTTTTCAAAGGTCATAACCTTGCAGCTGTCTAATCGTGACTTTAGTGCTTCTTGGAATTTTTCAGGAACATCGCCCGCAACTTTGATCTTAAAGCTGTAAATTTTTTTGTTTTCGACGAGATATTCTTTAAAAGTTTTCATATGAGTATTTATGCTTTTCCGCTTAATTTTTTCAGCAGTTCGTTGCGATCTGTAATCACATAACCCTGCCCGTTTATCACGTTGTTGGGATCTACCCCAGCATCGTTGTCTATTTTTAGTTTCTTCAGCTGTAAATCCACAGCTTTGAGTTTTTTTTCTATCTTGTTGCTTTTGGCAGTGATAGCGTTGCCCATCATTGAGCTGGCTACTTCAAATATCCTACCTGAGTATCTTACTTCTACATTCATGCCAAGATCCATGAGATCGTCATAGGCCTGCTCTGCTTTTTTAGCAAGATTGTCTAGTTCTTGCTCATCAAGATTTTCTAGTTCTTGTATGTGCGGCAGTGTTTGTACTATCTTTTGTACCGCTTGATACTGATCATCAAGACTATTGATTTCCTCATGCACCGGCGGCGTAGGCGCTGCTGGCTCAGATTGAGATTCTAAATCAAACAGTTCTTCTAATTTTTTAGTCATATCATACTTATCTGCGTTTAGTGCCTTGATGGAAAATATCACCTTCATTGACCACTCTAAATCTTATGCCCTGCTGTTTACACCAAGCTGTGGCAGCTTCCCATTTGGCCATATTTTTAATATACTGTTCTTGATTGTATCTGCTTTTGCCTACTGATTCTCTCAGGGTCTGACTCTGCGGTTTAACTTCAACCACCTCTGCATGTTTCTTACCAGTTTTGTCTTTGTAGACCACAAAGAAATCCGGCACGTATATAGTGTATTTGCCAGTCATAGGATCTCTATAAGGTATCTGTATGCTTTCACTGGCCCAATTTTCAACTCCTTGATGCTCATCTAACATGCGCATGAACACAAATTCCCACGAACTACGAGCCAATGGTGTTTTCTTTCCCACATACTTGTCAGGGTTTTTCATTTCGAATCGTCCCTGTGCGAATTTAGACATTAGGCAGCTATGTTTCTTGTTTGATTGGGTTTTACATCACTGGATCTGTAGCCTAGCAATGATGTAGGCACGCGATTGTTGTTGAGTATTTCAGCAACTATCTGGCTTAGAGAAACTCCCGGAAAGTTTTTCAATGTGTCTAGTATTTCAAAAATAGGTGTGTTGTCGAGCTTGGCCTGTCTCAGGATCACAGATGCTGAAGTAGAAGCAGCATCAAGATCAAATCCGGCCTGTTGGAAAAAACTTATCGCAGCAGTGACATCGTTGGCTGGAAATTCTAAGGCAGTTTCACCATAGTTTTCAAAATACAATTTGGTTGCAGCCGCACTGTCCTCAATGGGTTGAGCTGGTAAATTAGTAGCCATGTTTAATCACCTGTGATATTGCGTTGTCTAGCATCTGTGGTAGTTTCAGTGCTGGCACTTTTTGGAAACACAGCGCCAATAACTCCGCCTACTCGATTTGCTGCTGCCGTGATATTACCTGGATTGCTTAAGATGTTTATGGCTTCGCTGGCCAATTGATCTTTGCTGAGACTCTTGAAATTTTTATAGGTATTGAAAGTCTTGGCCAAAGTGCCTATGAATCCGCCCGGAGTACTGAACGCTGCTCTTGAACCAACATCTCCAAAAATCTGGTCAAGTCCGTCTAGCACACCGCCTTCTCCTGTGAGCGTGGCAACGCCACCCCCCGCTATACTCAGAGGACTTGGCACAGTATCATAGTGCAAGGTAGCAAATCCTTTGGGTGAACCTACACTCACATTGCCTGTGCTATACCGCACAGCTTCATATTCCAAGGTCATTTGGCTTTCGTTGAATTCATTTGCTGCATAATCCATGCCGCCATGGCTCCATGATTTTATTCGAGGATTGATTAATGTGTAACCAACGAATCGTCTACGGCTCATGGTATAGATGGTTACAGACTTAAAAAAATCTACACTTTTATCATTATCTAGACCATAACGGAAATTATCTTTATTGGTGCCGGTCGCCCTATAATGAGTAGCTTCGTATGCAGCATCTTTGTTGTGTCTATCACCGATGTAGTAGCCATAGTACAAAGCCCACATAGCACTGACTACATTGTTGCTGTCGTCGTGCAGATTGATATTCACAGGGTCATAGTTTATCTGTTTGTATAAGATTTTTTTGCGATTGTATTGATTTTTGACCACTGAATCAAAATTAAATTTAGGAAGATCAGCACTCTTGACTAATAGTCCGGCTTCGTTCTTGTGTTTGGCACTAAATGGTGACATGCCTCGCACTGAATTATCCATTTCAAAATACACATAAAACAGGAATTTGGTTTTAGGACTTAGCCGTAGATTGTTGTCAATGAATAATCTAGTGGCGTGACGATAATCACTCATTTGCCCTTTGGGCTTGGTTACTCCTTCGATTAGGCCGGAACCAAAATCTGATAGATATCTTGTGAATTTATTTGCCATACAAATATTTATGCCACAAAAAAAGCCCGATTTTTAGTCGGGCTGTTTTGAAGATTATAATTAACCTTGTGCTGTAGAAGCGCCTGTGGTTGCTGCACCAATAGTTCTGCCAACTGCTGCACCAATGCCGCCTATCGGGCTCACTGCTGTTGCACCAGCTGCGAACTGTGATAGATTGTCATAGACGATAGACAGAGCAACAGTCATATGCTCATTGGTTGAATAGTTTGCATCACCATAGTCTGCATTTTGAATGAAACATCCATACATCTCAAATGTTTCTAAGGTGCTTGGTACTAAAGAACCATTGCCACCGTCAAGCACTTCTATGCGTGTGGTAAATTTGTAGTCAATGCCTGAACGTGCAGAAGCCTGTTCCATGAAGTCAAACTGTTTCTGGATCTGCTGTCCTACCATTTTCTGTACCTGGCCGCTGGCATCATCACGCAGTGTTAGAGTCACTGGTTCTAGTGCATGCCTACCGGCTAATTTTACCTTGGAATTATAGACATCCAGCGTCATTTCTTCAAATGATACTTTTGGTCTTGTAACATCCTGTACCTGTTTGGTAAGTTCTGTTGCTGCGGCAACTCCAAATCCCAACAGTGTTACTCTGAAGCGGTATTTTAACTTTGGCATCAACAGCACCTGAGTGCTGCCTGCCGCATTAGTTGTTGGAATACCAATGTTGTTAAGCGATGTAATTGCCATTTTTAAATTTCTCCTGTGTTCTTGATACGCAATGGAATGTAAATGAACTCAATGGCTTTCACTGGCTCTATAGCGATATCAACATAAAGTTCGTTGCGATCGATACGAGACGGAGTGTTATTGCTTTCATCACACACAACCGCAAAGTCGTAGATTGCTCTCAAGCCTACCAATTCCAACAATAGGCTTTCTGCCGCTTGTTTGATTTCGTCTCTGGTAATCTTGTCATTGGGTTCAAACAAATATGGACGAGCCAACTTGTTCAACTGGCTACGTAGATATACTACCAAACGTGCTACGTTAATACGATCCAACGCTGATGCATTTCTTGCACGAGTCTTTTGACCGTATGCTACCAAGCCAACGCCATTGAAGAACGGTATTGGATTGATCTTTAAGTCATATAGTGTATCACGTTGACCTTCGTTAAGAGCCACTGTTTGGAATTCACCTGTAGCTGCATCAATGTATCCCACTGCTGTAGCATTGGTAATTCCACCACGGCGTGTACCTGCCGGTGCAAACCATGGGAAGCTGACATTGTCGCTGAGTGCGATAGTCTTCAGCATCATATGACTTGCTGGAACCACTGCGTTAGAACCGCTTAGGTCTGTGGTAAATCCATTTGGATAGTATGTGGCCAAGTATTCATCATATGTCACAATACCGCCATCACCGTTGTCTGTGACTAATGCTGCATTAGTACCCCAGTTGTTCAACGAAGTAGCATCTGCAGGTAATCTCAAAGGTGTATCACCTATGACAAACGCAGTAATGCCTCTGTCAATGTTGAGATTCACAAGATTGCTCATTGTTTCTGGATAACCTGGGCAAGCTATGATATTAAAGTTTCTGCGTTCTTCATCACGGATTTCTTGACTTGTGTCAATCGCTGATTTCAGCGCCTGTGTAACCACTTTGCGTTGTGCGTTGCGACCAAAACTTCCTGATCCGTCTTCGTTGTTGCCTGAAGCTGTTACCCAACGATCTGGATAGTAGGTTTCCATGCTCAAACCAGCGCCGCTGACAAAGGCCGATCCAGACAATGTAGCTGTGCTGGTTCTTGGATTGTCGCTGGCTGTGTCAATATAGTTATTCTGATACTGTTTGACGTTGCCGCCACTGCGTCTTAGATTATACAGCAAAATGCCTTTGGGATATAGTGCTGGATCTGGAGCATCTGCGTCTAGGAAGTTGTTGGTAATTAGATCTTCAATAGTTGATTGACTTGATGAAGTGCCTGCTGTGTTCCAGCGAGCATCAGCAAACAACACACCTTCTTCTGTGGTTTGATCTGTCTTGTCAACTAATTCCCAACGCAGTGTAGCATCGCCTATGTCGGTTAGATTGTTGTTGTATCTGTATATGGTTGGGAAGTTTTCTAGATCGGCTGTGCTGATCCATAGATCACCTGATACAGTAACACCTGCTACATACGGATTGCTGGCAGCTACAACAGGTAGGTAACCTGTTCTTAGAGTTGCTGTTGCAGCTTCGTAATAAGGCGCTGTTGCATGTCTATAACCCACAAACGTGTTGCCATTATGGACCATGATATCAACATCAGCAAAGTTAGGATTGTACCATAATTGTTGATCTGCTGCTTCATTTAATGGAGCATCTGGGCTAGCTGAAAATCTT